GAACTGGCTCATTTGATGGTCTAGTTGAAGCAAGTTTAACAATACAAGGTACTGGCGCTTTAGAAACTACAACAGCATAAGAAAATGTTAGCAATAGATAACGCAAAGAAACATTTTGACAGCATAGAAACTAGAATTATAGAAGTCCCTGAATGGGGTGAGGATGAAGATAATCCTTTAAAGATTTATTGTAAACCAATAACTCTTTCAGAGACTTCTAAATTTATGAAACTAGCACAAGATGACGAAGTACAGCTTTTAGTTTATGTTTTAATCTATAAAGCATTAGACGAGGCTGGTGAAAAGTTATTTACCATCGCTGATAAGAAAACCTTATTGGAGAGGGTTGATAGAGATGTATTAATAAGAGTTTCTAGCGAAATGATGAATAATATTTCGCAGGAAGAAGTTAAAAAAAAGTAATAGAAGATGAGCAGCTATACATAAGATATGCACTAGCTGAAAAACTAAATAAAACCTTAGCTGAAATTGAAGAAATGACAGTTGAGGAATTTCAAGGATGGTTGGCTTATCTTCAAATAAAGGAAGAAAGGAATGGCAGCTCTAACTAAATCAGATATTCATTTTAATTTTATTGGAAATGATAAATCTGCTAAAGCGGTTAATAGTTTTAAGAAAAACATTAACAGTACAAATCAGGCTTTAGCAAGTCTGAGAAATACTATTGTTACTGCTTTTGGTGTTAGAGAAATAGTTAATGCTGCTAACGTGATGATAGGCGTTGAGAATAGAATGAACGCCTTAACTGGTAGTGCTACTGAAACAGCTTCAGCTATGAATCACATGAGAAGGATTGCTTCAGATTCAAGGTCTGACTTTGATGCTGTTGCTATGCTTTTTACAAGACTTGCTTTAGCTACTGAACATTTAGGTGCAACGCAAAGAGATGTTGCCGATGCAACACAAACAGTAGCAAATACTTTTATTATTGCTGGTTCTCATGCTCAAGAGGCAAATAACTCTGCTAGACAGTTAGCTCAGGGTTTAGCTTCAGGCGCACTTAGAGGTGACGAGCTTAGATCAGTAATGGAAAACAACACAATTCTAACTAAGATGTTAGCCGATGGTTTAGGTATGACTATTGGTGAGCTTAGAGAATTTGGTCATGCTGGTAAATTAACAGCAGAAACTGTGATGCCTATTCTTATAAAAGGCACAAAAGAAACTAACGAGCAAATTTCAAAAATGCCTATGACTCTAGGACAAGCTGGGGTTGCATTGAGAAATAATTTCCAATTTATGATTGGAGATATACAAAAAGCAACTGGTGGATTCTCTACTCTAAGTGCAGTTATTGGTAAATTTGCAAATAATCTTGATGTGATATTAATTCCTGCATTGGCTGTTATAGGATCTATGCTCCCCAAAATAATAACTATGACAAAAGCATTTACTGCTGCTGCTTTGGCAAATCCTTTTATTTGGATACCTGCTGCATTAGCTGCTTTATATGTTTTTAGAGATGAGTTTGTTTTTGCTTTAAAATTTATTAACAAACAATTAAATATATTTGATTTAAAAGCAAAAATATTTGTAAATAAACTATATATAAGTTTTTTGGATAAATTCATAGTTCCAATCAAAACAGCTTTTACTGGTTTTATGAATTTTATTATTGGCGGTCTAAATACTGGTATTGATAAAATAAATGGTTTAATTGATAAACTTCCTGAAAAAATTAAAGACACTTTAGGAGTTGGAAAATTACCAACTATTGAACTTTTTGGAGACATTGAATCTGAAGAAAAATCTAAAGAGATCAAAGCAAGAATAGAAAGTCTTTATAAGGATTTAGAAAAAGAAACCAATAGAGCTATTGAAAAAGTAAAGGTTAAATCATTCATGGATTTAATTACAGGAAGAGATCCTAATAAGCCAGCAGATGAAGGAGAGACTGGATTTGGAGCTTTAAGACCTTTTGAAAAATTCTTAAAATCGGCAGAAGAAGGATATTCAGACTTTGCGACTAATATAAAAACCATGCAAGAGGAATTGCAAGGTGTATTTAAAAAGTCTTATGACGGGCTTACTCAATTAACAATGGATTTCTTAGAAAAGGGTAAAGCATCATTTAAAGATTATGCTACAAGTATTGTGAGAGAATTAATTAGAATAGCGGTTCAAAAATTAATTATTGATAGAATGTTTGAATCTTTTGGTGGACTTTTGGGAAAAACAAGAGATAGACAAATTGAAATAAGAAAAAACTTAAATTTACCAACCACTATACCAACTAATGAAGGTGGTGGATTTACTGGTATGGGAGCAAGAGCTGGTGGTATTGATAATAAGGGTGGTTTTTTAAGTATATTACATCCAAATGAAACAGTTATAGATCATACAAAACAGCAGCAACAAACACAACAGGTACAAGCTGCACCTACAGTCAACTTTAATATATCAACAGTAGATGCTGCTGGATTTGACCAGTTATTAGCATCAAGAAAAGGATTGATAACATCAATCATAAACAATGCCATGAATAATCAAGGCAAAATGGGAATAGTGTAATGGCTGATATACCTGAATTTACAACTAATCCAAATTTTAGAAGTTTAAATTTTAAAAATAATAGACCTACTTTATTAAATCAGACTCTATCAGGTAGAAGACAAGTCAGACAAATAGGTAGTCAATATTTTTCTTTTACAGTACAAATGCCACCTCTACAGCAAAATAAAGCTCAAGAGGTATTTGCATTTTTACAAAAACAAAAAGGTTCTTTTGGAGATTTTACTATAGGCGCACCACTAGATAATTTAGGTGCAGCTAAAGCAGAAACAGATATACAAGTAGTAGGATCACATGTTGCAGGTGATGCAAGTATTAATTTAGATGGCTTTACAGCTAGTCAACAAAATGCTTTAAAGGCTGGAGATTTAGTAAGATTCAATAATCACAGCAAAGTCTACATGGTTACAGATAATATAGACGCAGAATCAGATGGAACGTTAATCCTTACAATAGAACCTAATTTAGTAGCATCTCTAGCAGATAATGAAGAAGTAATTGTAAATAAACCCAATTTTAAAGTATATTTAGAAAGTAACGAAATAATGTATTCAACAAATGCGAGTGGGCTTTATAATATTTCATTTGATGTTAGAGAGGTTATAACCTAATGCCTAGAAGTTTATCGTCTGCTTTACAAACACAAGTATCCTCAGAAGCAACCAAAACAGCTTTTTTAGTTGAGCTTAATTTATCATCTACTATTAGATTAACTGATTGGTATTCTAATGTAACTTATGATTCTAATACTTATGAAGCTGGTGGTTCTTTTTTATCAGTTAATACAACAACTGAAACAGGTCAATTACAAGTAAATGAAATTAATTTAGGTTTTTCAAATATAACAGATCAAGTCAGGTCTTTAGTTCAAGATGGTTCTTTTACAAATAAAACAGTAGATATTTATATTGCTTATTTTGATTCTAATGAAACGATTGTAGGTGCAATAAATTATTTTACAGGGCAAATTAGAAATGTTGCTATTGCAGAAAGCATTGATAATTCTACACTTAATATGACAGTTGCATCGCATTGGGCAAATTGGAATTTAACTAAAGGAAGACATTTTTCTGATGAATCACAACAATCATTTAGTACAGGTGATAAAGGTATGGAATTTGCTACTCAGGTTAAAGAAGATGTAAGGTGGGGTAGATAATGTTAGATAAGGTTGTTCAGTTTTTTCAATGGGCTAAAGGTGTTTACGAAGGAAGTAAGGTATTACAAGCAATAACTACTATTGTAAATGTAGCAACCCTTGTAGTTGGAGTTAAAGGATTTATACAAGCTAGAAATATGCTTGCCAAAGGTCAGGATATCTTAGCCAATAAAACCTCTGCTGGTGGAAAGATACCAGTCATATATGGTACTAGAAGGGTTGGAGCGCAGATTATCTACATGGATGTTAATGCTAATGATTCAAAAGATTTATATGTGGTTTATGCTTTAGCGGTAGGAGAGGTTGACGAAATTATCGGTAAGAGTATTGAATTAGATGGAAACAGATTGACTGATTCTGCTAGATTCAGAGATGGTGGGTATATTGGTACTGATAAAATATCTTCAGGGAATTATTCACTAAATACAGTTTCACAAAATGATACTGGTATTGATGTTGGTGCTGGTCAGTTTGGTTCAAGTCCTACTTCTAAATATAGATACGTAATGAACTTGCATCATGGTGCTGCTACACAAACAGCAGACCCAATGCTTGTTGCATCTATGCCTAATTGGACTTCAGCACATAAATTAAATGGTATTGCTTATATTGCTGCTCATTATGGTTATGATAAAGAGGGTATTTGGTCAGGAGTACCACAACTAACAGTACAAGTTAGAGGTAAGAAAGTTTATGACCCTAGATTAGATTCTACTGCTGGTGGTAGTGGTTCACAAAGATTTAATGATGTTTCTACTTATGCATATTCAGATAACCCTGCTTTATGTTTTTTAAATTACATTACTGACAATGAGGTAGGGAAAGGTTTAACTGAATCACAAATCAATATGTCAACATTTAGCTCTGCTGCTAATGTTTGTGATACCCAAGTTGACCAGCCTTACTTTAACGGAACAGCCAAATCACTAACGTGGAGTGGCACTGCTGGAGATGATTTTATTACTATTGGTGGTTCATCTGCTAATGAAGAATGGTATCAGAATAAAAT